GATAAAATTGGAGATCCCTGGTCAAATGGTTTTGGAGGTAGGTATTGTAATTTTTATATTGATAATGTTTATTTACAAAAAATGTTTTATAGAGAGATAGTTAATAAAGCTAAAATATATCTACCATGCAGTATAAACCCAATGTACATAGAAAAAAACTTAGGAGTTAATATAAGAGGTGTAATTAATCCAAATTATAAATCAAAAACCGTAGATAGAATTATAACACTTCATCTTAAAGATAATATAGAAGAATGGAGAAGAATACTAGAATTGTCTTTTGGAAGTTATATGGGAACATATACATTTTTTGAGGGCGATAAGAAAGTCTACCCAGATGAAATAGGGAGCAACTGGACAATTGTTGTTAAAGGGTATAGTTTGGACGATTTACCAACAGGTGTTGACAGAGTTAAATTGAGAAGAAAGTATGTTTTTAATTTAAAGAGATACAAAACAATAGATGAAGCCATTAGAGATATAATAGATAAAGTTTCTTTATTACCAAGTGTTGACTTAGGAGCAAATGTTGTTATAATACCTTCTTAGAAAATATTGTATAAAAAATAATAATTTTTTCTTGACAAAAATTGTTTATGGTTTATATTCTATTTAACTAACTTCTATATAGTTAGATAATTTATTAACTTAAAGATATAAGAGGTATTTATGAAGTTTTCTATTGGCACTAGCGACATGCAAAGAGCTATAAAGCTGCTTGGTGTGTCAGCTAAAATGAATACTTATTCATTTGAGGGACAAGTTTTAATTAAGGCAAAGGAAAATAGTGTATTATTCATTTCTAATAATGGGAACTCTGGAATATCTTGCGAGTTTCCAGCCAAAGTTCAAGAAGAGGGTCAGGTTTATGTAGTTTATAGTAGGATAAAGTCATTTATAATGACATTTACTCCATGGAATGGTGATTTCGGGGCTAAAGAATTCCTAGTAAAAAAATCTAAAACAAAGGTTCTAATTAGTGTAGAATCTGTTCAAAACGGTAAGAGTTCAAAGAGTTCTATAAACATAGAACAAATTAATTCTACTACCAATCTTCCGTTAGTAAAAATGGAAGAACCAAATGTAATTATAAATTCAAGAATAATAAAAACTGCTGTAGATAAACTTCTGTATGCTGTTGATTCTTCAGGCATAGAGGATTTTATGATGGGCATAAGACTATTAGTTACAGATAATGAAATAGTTTTTACATCCACCAACGGAAGAGTTGTTTCTGAGTATATAACAAATGCTTCTACTAATGGTCCTACAGGTGAATACTTTCTACCTTATGAATTTATTATGGGGATGAAGAGGGTTATTCTAGATGATTTTGAATTATTCATAGAAGTTTCTAAATATAAAACTAAACTACATTTCGATAATATTGTTTTCTGGTCAAGTGGAATATCATATAGAACATGGCCAGACACTAATTCTGTTTGGTCTATGTTTGAGAACGAAGTTGTAATTGATAGAGACACTATATTGTCTGGAATATCCTCATTTGTTGATTTATTGGATCAAGAAGATTACAATAGGTTATCTTTAGAAATAAAAGATAATATGTTGAATGTAAAAACAGACAGCTCGCTGTTTGAGTATGAAGGTGTGGAAGCTAATAAAGATTTTATAGTGGATTTAGATGGTAAAGATTTAATAAATGCTATTTTATCTGTAGAAGATACTAATATTAGATTAAAATACACAGATGAAAATACTGGAATTATTATAGTATCTGAGAATGAAAAACAGAAATCTTTTGTAACCAACTTGTCCAGGAGATAGTGTATGCCACATCCGCTAGTCAAAGAGGTTCAAAAAATAAAAAATGCTATATATGAGCTGGAAAAGAATACTCCTTTGATATCAGAAGAGTCTAGGTTTGAGTTGCTTCTTAAGGAGTGTATAACTGTGTTAAAAAGGCATCAATATGTAGTTAAAAAGATACAAAAAACTAAGTATGGTGTTAGTAGCAATTCAGATCTTGTTGATTTATTTTATTATAGACTGGCAGAAAATTATCCTAATATAGTACCATATAGAGATAAAATAATAGATTTATCTATTGCTAAAGAGTTTATTTCTCATGTAATGGAAATGACTGGGTTTGAATATAAAGATGCTTTGTCATTTTGTGTAGATGTGGTAGAGATAGTTTTCGAATACAAAGATGAGATGGGTATAGATCCTAATTTAATGTGTAACTTTAGGGTTTTTGGTCAGGGAAATATGTCTTGGGTGACAGAGAAAGCTGTCTATATATATAATAGAGAAAAAGAAGAATTAGATTTATTAGTTAAACAAGCGGATATTGAGACAGAAAAATATGAGGAAACACATGATATTAATTTTGGGTATCCAGACTTAGATGATATACTTAAAAAATTATAGGAGTTTATATGTCAAAGAGCAAAAAGAAAACTAACGATGAAAAAACAAATAAAGAAAAATCAAGCGATCTAGTAAGAACTGAACTAAAAAAGAAGTATGGTGATGTATTAGTTCCTCTGTCTGAAAGTCAAAATAATATTAAAACAGTAAGTACTGGGTCTTTGGGACTGGATTTGGCTTTGGGAAGAGGAGGTTTTGCTTTAGGAAGAATTTATGAGATTTTTGGTCCTAATAGTAGTGGTAAGAGTACTTTAGGTGTTCATGTGGTTATACAAGCACAAAGAAGGGGTCTGAAGTGTGCTTATGTAGATGCTGAGCAGGCAGTAGATCCTAAGTTGTTTATTAATTATGGTGTAGATGCAGACAAACTTGACCTTGTTCAGGTTTATGGAGGAGAAAATAATTTATCTATAGTTGAGACTTTAATACAAACAGGTGATTACTCTGTTATAGTTGTAGATAGTGTTAGTGCTTTAATTCCTACTGTTGAGGCAGAAGCAGATATGGCTGATCAACAAATGGCACTACAGGCTAGATTGATGAGTAAAGCGCTTAGGAAAATAACACCTCAAGCAGCAGCAAACTCTGTAGCTTTAATTTTTGTAAATCAGACTAGAATGAAAGTAGGTACTTATGGAAATCCAGAAACAACTACTGGTGGTGAAGCACTTGCTTTTTGGGCAACAGGAAGAATAAGTGTTAGAGGGCCTGAAGCTAAATCTAGAAGGTTAGAGACTAAAGACGGTGTTGTCTATGGACATAAAGCAATTCATGAAATCATTAAGAATAAATTGGGGGAGCCTTTTAGAAAAGCAGAATTAAATTTGATTTATGGTAAAGGGTATGATTATTACAATGAGGTTTTGGATCTTGCTGTCAGTCTTGATGTTATAGAAAAATCTGGTTCTTGGTTTAAATATGAAGGAAAAAATATAGCTCAAGGTGCAGATAATAGTGTTGAATTTTTAAAAAACAATGAAGAAATTTTTAATACTGTAAGGGATGAGATTATAACATCAGTAGGTTTGAAGGAGCAATATGAGCTACATAGCAACCCAGGTCCTATCTATTCTTAAAGGTTTATTTCCAGACAATCCTTTTAGACAGGTATTTTGTGAATACTATGTTAACTATAAAGGTCAAAGATTATTTTTTGATTTTTATATAAAGAAATTAAACTTATTTATAGAGGTTCAAGGAAAACAACATGTTGAATATACTCCTCATTTTCATAATGATAGATCAGATTTTCTTAAGCAGAGAGAAAGAGATAATTTAAAAAGGGAATGGGTAGAAGAAAATGGTTGCTATTTAGCTAGAGTGTATTATAATGAAGATATAACAGAAGATTTAGTTTTATATAAAATAGAAATGGCTATGAAAGGTGGCTTTTATGAGTAGTGTTTTTACCACAGAAGAGGATTATATAAAATACAGAAAGGATTGTAAGGACTTTGAGTGTTTAAAGGATGGAACTGTATATGGTGAATACAAATATTGTAATTTAAGTAGAATTTGTAGGCAAGTAGATATAGTTGATGGATATTTAGTTCCTATGGAGTCTCATTATTGTCCTGTAGTTGATAGTAAAACAGGAGAAGTTGTCGAGTGGGAGTATTATTGTACAGGTATTCACGACAAGAGGTCTAGATCAGAAAGATCAGATGGTGACGATAAGGTAAGTTAGGAGGCAACTATGGATGAAGGTATATATTCTTTTAGTAAAATAACTATAAATAAAAATTTGCTTGATGAGATCTGGTCTTTTGACCCTATGTCACTGGATTCTTTAGATGCTTCTACAATTAGTAAATATGCTATAGCTCTTTCACAATACCTTGTTTATTATAGATGGGAAGTAAATAAAACTAAAGCAGAGCTTTCAAAGAAAAGGAGACTATTTGATAGTTCTTTAACTTTATCTTTAGATGAGGCAGATCTTAAAAAATATAAGACAAAGAAGGCTGCTAGTGAATATTTGATTAATACAAACACTGATTTATCTAAATTAGATGAGGAGATTGACATTTTACAAAGTGAACTTATAATGCTTGAAGGTATAGATAAATCAATAAGTGAATATATTGCTACATTTAAGAGAGAATTGACTAGAAGAGAGCAGGAACTTTTTACAATAAGAGCTGAGAGGAGATAATATGTCTAACTCTGGTTATAAGGATTTATTTTATAAACCCGGAGATGAAAGAGCTGTTCTTTCATACTGCTTTAAGAATATAGAATATTTCTATAGTTTATCTTCAAAGATATCAGAATCTGATTTTTTAGATGATTCACATCAACTTATATATGTTATTCTTAAAGAATTAGTTACATCTGGTGTAAATAAGTTTGACATTTCTATTGTTGTGAATAAAGCACAAAGCCTAGAAATATTGGACCTTATCGGGGGTGTTAGTTATTTACAATCTATCGTAAATATGCCTGTATCAGATGAAAACTTTGATATATATTTGGGAAATGTTTTAGAAGCAAGTACAAAGTATAGAACATATTGTTCATTGAAAAGACATATGTCTTTTATAGAGAAAAATGCCCAGGCGGGAGAAACAAGTTCAAATATAATAAGTAGTATAGAAAATAATATACTTGATTTATCATCTAATTCTTTAATGAATGAGGAGCCAGTATCTTTCGGGGAAGATCTTGATAAGTTTATAGAAGAAAGAAAAGATAAAAAAATTGAGAGAACAGGTTTATCTACTGGTTATCCTATACTTGATAGGCAGATAGATGGTATGATTCCAGGTACTTTGATGGTAGTAGCCGCTAGAAAAAAGATGGGAAAAAGTGCTTTTTTAACAAATGTTGGTTTGTTTAATTCTTATATATCTAGAATTCCTACTTTATATATAGATACAGAGTTGACATATGAAGAATGGAGAACAAGGGCATTAGCAATAATTACAGGTATAAAAGAAAGAGATATTAAACATGGCGGCTGGAATAAAATACAGTTGGACAAATTAGTTAAAGCTAAAGAACTACTTAAGAAAGGTAAAATGTTTCATAAATATATGCCTGGGTATAGTGTAGATAAGATAGTATCTCTTTGTAAGAAGTATAAAGTTAGAGAGAATATAGGCTTAATTATATTTGATTATCTTAAAGAACCTGATTTGTCCACTGTTGGTGAAGGAAGAAAAGAGTACCAGATATTGGGAGATGTAACTACTAAATTAAAAGACTTATCTGGTATTCTCAATGTTCCAGCATTGACAGCGGTTCAGTTGAACAGGCAAAATAATATTGCAGATAGTGATAGAATTGCTAGATATGGCGATATTATATCTTTCTGGGGTTTAAGGACAGAAGACGAGAAGAAGGCAGGAGGTCCAGAGTGCGGTCAATATAAGTTAGTTATTAAAGATACGAGAAGGGGTGGTAGCACACCTGAAGAAGGTATTGGTTATAGGTTTCATAAAACAAGACTTACTATACACGAGGTTCCGCCACAAGACCAATATTTTATGCATGATGTAGGAGAAGTTATGGACCATAATGATTTTGATGATGGTGCTTATAAGAATAGGTATATAATAGAAGATGAACTTGCATAATAAAAATACTATAAAAGATAGAATAGATAGAATTAAATTAAGTATAGACCCAGTTTATTTAGCTGAAAGGTTAGGTTTTACTTCTACTAGAGATACTTCTAAGGAATTTAGGTCTGCTTGTATAATACATGGTGGTGATAATCCTACTGCTTTTAGACTTAATAAAGAACTTAAAACATGGGTATGTTTTACACACAAATGTCACGAAACATACGGAAATGACCTCATTGGTTTGGTAAGATCTATTAATAATATAAGTTTTATGGAGGCTTTAGAATACTTGGAAATGATTTCAGGAACTAACAATATAACAAACGAGGAGTTAATTAGATATAGGCACGAAAGAGAGAAAAAGGAGTTTGTTAAAAGATTTGGTACAATGACCCCAGAGGTTCCAGATATAGTTGATCCAATAAAACTAAAATATTATAAACCTTACAGGTCACAATTATTCTTGGAGGATGGTTTTAGAGAAGAAACTTTGGATTATTTTGAGGTCGCAGGCGGCTATGTAGATAGTGAAAAAATAGTAAGAGATATAATACCTATATATGAT